GTGAAGACCGATGAGACACTCGCGTTGCGCACGGAACTGGAGAGCGGGGAAGAGTACATCAAGGTGCGCACGATTGTGGCGGTGCCTCCAGGGAACCATCTGGAGTTGATGCGATTCACCATTCCGTTTTCCAAGGAGTATGTTAGGAGACTGAACAATGCCATCTGGTATTGCGTGCCTGGTGTTGGATTGACGAATGCCCCCGTTGCGGGTTTTCAGCCGATCGAATACACCATGACCATTCCGTACGGTTGGACGCCGGCGGATTTGGATCTTTGGATGCAAGACAGAGTGGGTCGTTTGGGTCTGCATATTATTCTCCTCTGTGACGACAGCTACTTTCTCCATGTGACTGAAGAGGACGTCCGAGCTGCGGCCCTGGATTTGAAGCAATGTGATAAGACGTGTGGTAAGAGCGCTCAGACCAGCAAACTGGGCGTATATGAGACTTTTGGCTGCCCTGAAAGGATCACTTCTGATTACCTGCAAAGGTGTAAGGGGGTCCGCTTGGGTAAAGTGGCAACGGAGTTGGGACCGCTTATATTCCGCTGGACGGCGGAATGGAGTACGCCCACCGGGATTGCCGACACATCTGTCGGTGGTTCTATCATTCATCAGCATGCAATGGTGCTGGGAGTGGACCGGTGGGTTAAGCTTGGAATGAGGCGGCAATATTTCGGACCGACGATGATCACCACCTACAATGAGCTTGGACTTGACCCCGAGTTTGAGCGAGATTGTGGGGAAGAGTTGTTGCTGTTCGCCGATTGTGCTACTTTCTTGAGTGGATCGTGGACGATGAGTCAGAGAGGCTGGGTGTGGCACCCTATGTCGGCTACTAAGCTGATGAAGACCAAGGTGCCGCCCAGTCAGGTGTACCCCAACAAGCAGCATCCGCTGGCTTGGATGGTTGGTGCATTTTCGACGTCTCTGAGTTTCCGCAGAGATCCATTGTGGGACAACCTCTTTGATTCTTACGAGAGGTACGCAGAGTCTCGCGGCGTGGACCTGACGAAGGCGCGTGAGCGCTGGATGGCTCAGGATCTGAGGGCTGATGGGATGCGAAACGAACTGGGCGGGGAGAAGTTCGCGATAGCAGATCGCTTCATTCTGGACAAGCTGAAGAGGCTTGGTGAAGTGCGTGGTTTGCCTTTTGATGAGGTGGATTGGCTTGCCACGAAGGAGATGTTGGGTTGTATGACTCAGTTTCCTTGTCGACTCGACTCTGCCACTTTGGACTGGTATCGACAGGTCCATTATGGCAAGTACGAGTAAACCATCGGCCTTTGGCGGGCAAGGCGAGGTTGTCGATGACATTGGGAGAGCAGGTGGATCGTGCCGCCAGGGACCACAAATCTCTACATCCCGTGCATTAAAGACGATCTCGGGGGATTCAGGATCCCCCCCGTTACCCCACTGCCCAGAGCCATGCCGCGCTCTCGGGTGTGTGAAAACTATTGACGAGTTCAATGAGTGCAAACCAAGGCAAGAAACGGGGCCGCACTGCGGGTCCCAAGCCGGCTGGCCAGCCGGCCAAGAAGAAGCAGAAGGCCAAACGCGCGGCGCGCAATGGCCGTGCC